TTTTTTTCAGTAGAACCTATGTAGTTTTCCCCTGTTATTTTGTTCCTTATTTGATAAACGCAACTCATTTACTAAACCTCGTAGTATAATATTATTTAGTAAATGAGTTATTTAAACCCATTCAGGTTTACGACTTGGTATTCTCAAATAATTCTTAGATACCCATGGTTTAGATGCAATGTACATCTTATAAGCTTCGATGGTGCTTATATTTGTATCGAACTTAAACTCTTCAGGCATAGCACGAACAAATGGAGTCAGTTTTGAACGATGAATAGCATCTAATGGAAAGATTTTATTTGCATGTGCAAGAGTATGAAGGCATGAATGAATTTTTCCATAACGATTAGAATACTCCTCACACAATGCAAGACCGTGCCGGATTAACCATCTGGCATTTGCAGCAGTTTCATTTGCCCATACGGTGCAGGGGTGATTGCGAAAGGCACCCTTATCGGTCGCATACGGGGTTCCATCGGTCTTAGGAAGAGTTCCATACCCGTGCCCCCATTTGTCTGAGGCAACGATAGAGAGCATCTGACAGCACTCTAGAGGCATCTTGACGATGTGCTTGTCAGGAAGAACCTGTGCAGACTTGACTGGACATTCATTTGTGATGAAAATGTTCATGTTAAGAGTTTGCTAAAACTGATTGCCAGTAGGAACATAAGCATTATAACCACATCCCAAGATTTTGTCCTTATAAAGTAAGGAACTGAAATCATATCAGCAACGAAGTGAAGCATCACTCCAAGAGTCATATTGATATGAAGAACAACAAAATACGCAGTAATCACTAGAATACTACCAGTTATTCTCATTGGGACATCAACTTTGGTCATTTCAAAGGTCGAGTAAAGATTTCAGATATAATGTCTGTTGCACCCATTGCTTCATACATATAAGTCGCACCAGATCGTGGATTTGTATGATCTCCACAGGTAAAGACATCACATACTGCCATACCATTCTCCGGCCAAGTATGAATACTAATGTGAGATTCGGCAAGAAGTGCTATGGCAGTTACACCATGAGGATCAAACTTATGTGATGAAATATCTAATAAGGTGCTTTCAGATAGTGTTGCAGCATTTGAAAGCACATTACGGATATGTGCTTCATCATCTAATAATCCATAAGGACAACCTTTGAGAGTAAAAAGAATGTGTCTCATCCAAATGTCGAATCGGGTTCCAGAGCAATATAATACTTGAGATTGTGCTGCGTATTCGTGAATTGTGATAAAAGTTTAGAAGACACTACCACCTCATAAGCACCAGGAATAATCTTGATGTTTTCTACCTTAAAGTTAAACTCAAAATCATCACTAGTCTCACCAACAATAATGGCATACTCATTGGAAGTATCGTTTTTCTTATCACGAACGACAAGTTTAATAACACCATTCTCACCAATTGCAGACATATCAGGAAGTTGATATACTGCTGCTGCCTTTACCAGTTTATCGAGTGTTACACTATCCAACTGGAAGCACACATCTTGAGATGGCAATGTAATTTCTTTCTCTGGAGGAGCAATAATTACATTCGGGTCAGCAAAGAAATACTTCACACGACGTTTACCTTCTTTGATGCTCAAGTAACTGCCCTGATTAAAGTCGAGGTCAGGATCCTGATGAAGACTCAAACCATTCAAAAACTGGTTGAGATCATAAATCGCAAAGTCCCGTGGAAAATCTTCTTTAATTTCTGCTTCGGCAAGAATGTTCTTTGCCACAGAAATAGTGCGAAGTTTGTTGCCTTGCTTTACAAGAATAGAATTGTTAATACCCGCAAAGTTCTTGAGGATAGCAAGTGCGTTGTCAGACAGTTTCATTGTTTGTTCTTTGATTTTCATTATTATTGAGGGTAAGTTTCACGATTTGTATTCTTATCATTGAAATACATGAGAAGAACAGCATAGTGAAGGATCTTAAATATATCACGACGTGGAGTACCTTTCTTATCATATCGTGAAACATATTTCATAATATTATCTCTAGAACATGCTTCACCGTCATTGTGTGCTGCTTCAATAAAATCTAAAGTTTGAAGATTTTGATCGTTAGCAGCATAGTGTTGCTTATAAGTTCCTCTAATATAGTCAAGAAGTTCTTTTACGATCTCTTCTTCATTATATTTCCAGGGTGTTGAAGATGCATAGATGGCATCAGGATCAGGATTAATACAAAAGTCACGATCATTTGTTCCTGCTATCCAAGTGCCATTTGTTGCCCAATTGCCAACTGTCGAATTCAAGTTAGTATTAGTGTATTCATCCATTTTTAAAATTTCATCGTAAAGCATATTAATCATAACTTATTATATCAAGAAAAGTTGTGTGCGTCAAGAGATTCTTTTTGCTGATCTTCAGAAGGCATTACGAAATCAGCATCAAACTTATCATATAGTTCAATGAAAG